GCTCTCGATGGTGGGCAAACCGCTCTCGCGCATGGATTGGAAGCTCCATTTCTTCCCGTGGTATGGGCACCCGTCTTACGATCTTCCCGGCCATGTCCCGCAGTCTGACGAGGTGCTGAAATACGCGGCTGAGATGCAGGAAAAGCACGGCATCAAGATTCCGGCCTCGCGCTGGGCTTGGTATGAGAAGAAGCGCCAGGAGCAGAAAGACGACGTGTGGACGCAGTTTCCGACCATCGCCGAAGAGGCAATCCGCGTGGTCGTGTCCGGCCAAATCTTCCCGCAGGTCGTGACGGTCAAGAGCAAGGGCCGTGTCCGACCGCTGACCGTCGAGGCGAACCGCCCGCTTTGGTCGTTTTGGGACATCGGCAACGACGGCCTCTCTTGCTGGGTGGGCCAACAGGTCTTTCGTGACATCCTGTGGCATCGGTTCTTTTTCACGACCGGCGCGGGCGCTGTCCGGGCTGCGGAAGTCATTCGCCAGTTTGAGCAGGAGCTAAGCCTTTCGTTCTCGACGCACTTCTTCCCGCATGACGTTGACCATCGCGACACCGGCTCATGTATCACTTACCGCTCGCAGCTCGTCACCGCCGGGGTGCCTAACCACAAGATTATCACGATCCCGATTGCGGGCGACAAGTGGGACGGCATCAACGCCGTGCGTGACCGCATCCCGCGCATGTGGTTTGATCCGGCCTGCGAGAAGCCGCAGATCGACGCTTTCGGTGAAAAGCTGCCTTCTGGCCTCGGATGCCTCACGAACTACCGGACGCAGCCAAAGGCGGCTTCTGGCGCACTACGGGCACTTCCGCTGCATGACGTGAACTCGCACGGGGCCGACGCTATGGTGACGTTTGGCGCTGCCGATGAACAGGGCTACCTTGTCGGCAACCTGCGGGCCGATGAGACGCCAAGAGCAAAACGGCGCGGAACGGTGGCAGTCGGAGGACTGGCAACGAGCCTATGAACGTCCAGCAAGCAATCGCCGCTCTCTACGCCTCGCACTTTGCGGCAGGCCATACCTTCGAGGCCGATCTTGCGGCCCATCTTCGCAACGGCTACGTGTGGGCGTCTCCTACCGCTTTCGTGATGGCTCGCCTTGTCCGCTCTGACTGGACGTGGGCCGAATGGGGCAACCTGGAGCTTTCCGACCCTGACGGCGATTGTTGGTGCGTGTGGATCGCTGCCGGTGACTTGGCGGAGTTCTTCCGCGTCTGCCCGCGTGAGACAAAATTCGCTTGCTATTCCAGGCGTGGTTTCCCCCGACTTTGGGAGTTCCGAGAACTCCAAAGACTTTGCTATGGGATTCATGCCAAAACCGCAAGCTCCGCCCCCTCCGCCTCCTGCTCCTTTGCCGGTGCGAGAAGATGTCCAACAGGGCACAACTGACGCCGCTGCGATGGCGAACCGCAGGAAGGGCATTCGCTCAACCATCCTCGGGCAGGCCGCGCAGCCGAAAACCATTCTCGGGCAAGTTCCGCAAGGCCAAAGCATGCAATGACCGACGAACCCAAAGACGCCAAGGCCATGTACTCCGCCCGCGACAAAGCGAAGGCGGAAAAGCTGGTTAAGAAGTTCGAGCGCCTCGAAGGCGACCGCGCGCCCTTTGATGCGCTTTGGCAGGAAGTGGCCGAGAAGATCAGCCCCCGACATGCTGGCATTACGGTGCAGCGCGTCACGCCAGACAAAGGCGTTGAGGCTCGCATGTTTGACACGACGGGCAGCGATGCCTTGCAGACAATGGCGGCAGGCCTCATGTCGTGGACGACTTCGGCAAGCGAGGAATGGTTTCAATTCGCCGCGCCCTCGAACCAACGGGCAACCGATGCCGTCAAGCTGTGGACTCAGGAGGCCTCGCACGTCGCGCAAGAACTGCTCGCGAACTCGAATTACTACACGTCCCGTCATGAAAACCTTCTGACCAAGTGCGCGCACGGCACAACGGCTATGCTGGCCGAAATGCGCAACGGTCGCCTGCGCTTCGAGTCGTTCCCGATTGGCACCTACTGCATCGAGGAGAACATTTTCGGCGAGGTGACGGGCTTTTTCCGTCGCCACAAGCTCGCGCCTTCCCGCATTGTCGAACTCATGGGCGAAGAGGCGCTGACCAAAGACATGCGCGAGGCCTGGGCGGTCGAAAAGAACGGCGGAGCGGGCAAGGAGTTCGATGTCCTTCACGCCATCTACGAGCGCGACCGCGCCGACATTCCCGAGACGGCGAATCCTGCCGCCTCCATCTTCATGCCCGTGGCGTCGTGCTGGGTCTGCATTGCCTCGAAGCAAATGCTCAAGGAGTCCGGCTTTGCCTCCATGCCGATCTTTGCGGCCCGTTACCTCAAATGGTCGGCCCTTGGTGCAACCTGTCCTTGGGGCTACTCTCCGGGCATTCTCGCGTTGCCGGAAGTGAAGCAGAACAACTTCTTGCATGCCATGCTCGACGTGATGGTCGAACGCGCCATCGACCCGCCCATGATGGCACCCGACGAACTCGAAGGGCAGCTAATCATGACGGCGCGTGGCGTGAACTACGTCAACCAGAACGTCGCTGCGGATCGCTGGCCGCGACCTCTGTATCAGCCTGCCGACCTCAAGACTGCGCAATGGATCGTCGAGCAAAAGAAGCTCGCCATTCAGACCAAGTTTCACGTCGAGCTTTTCCAAATGTTCGCGAACCTCGACCGCCAAATGACGGCCCGCGAGGTCGCAGAACGGGCAGGCGAGCGCCTGACCCTCATCACGCCCGCTTTCTCGCGCGATGCCGTCGAGGAAGTGCAACCGATGATGCAGCATGTTTTTACGCTGCTCGCCGAATCGGGCCAGCTTCCTCCGCCTCCTGCCGAAGCATTCCTTGGCGGCAATCCGGCCAGCGGTCGCGTTGCCATGCCGAAGGTCGTGCTCCAAGGTCGGCTTGCGCTGGCAATCCGCATGCAGCGCAACATGGCCGCAAGCCGGACCCTGGAGGAAACGCTGACCATCGCGCAGGCCGTTCCCGGCGTGCTGGACAACTACGATTTCGACACCATGGAGCGCGCCAAGGCTCTCGCGAACGGCATCCCTGCCGAATGGCTCAAGCCGGAAGATGTCCGCGACGCGCAGCGCCAACAGGCCGCAGAAGCTCAACAGGCCGCAATGGCCGCCGAGATGGCCGAAAAGGCAGCGGGAACCGTCCAGAAGGTCGGAGGCATCGAACAAGCCCGCGAACTCCTTGCATGAGCAACGAATTTAGACCCGATTTCTCGAACCACTTTCGACGTGGCAACAAGGACGCCGTTCTCAAGATGGCGGACTTTGCTTCGCAGTTCGGCCTACAAATGCGGATTCAGCACCTCTTCGAGAAAGAGGGCGTGACAGCCTTCAGGTTTGAGGCCGAAATCATGGGGAAGCGATACGCGGCTGGCGTCGCTCTCCGGCCTGAGCTTCACAACGAAAAGGATGTCGAGGAACTAGCGGTCGAAATCTGGAGCGAGTTCCGCAACATGGAAATCATGCCCACCATTGCGCAATGACCGAAGAAGAGACGCCACGCCAAAAGGAGCTGCGCGTTATTCGCGGGGCCGCACAATCGCTGTCCAAAAACAAGGATTGGGAGCGAGTCTGGATTCACCTGCAAAAACGCTACCCCATCGCCGCGCCAGTTTTTGAAACCGGCCACGAAGGCAACACGCACCGCGCCGCTAAGAAGGACGGCAACCGCGAAGTGATGTCTCACATTCTCGCGCTCATGACTTTACCCCTAGACGTTGATTTCGAGATCGACGCCATGGAGTTGAAACCCGCAGAAGCAACAAGCAACACCCACGCACCCGCATGATTACCATTGAAGGAAGCGCCGTTCGTCGCGACGGCCAGCAAATCGCAGAACTGGAGGGCGGCGTTGTCCGCTCTCTCTCGAAACTCCCGCCCGTCATCATGGGGCAGGTCCGCAAGGCCGCAGGCGCGGACGTGACTTTTGAGGTCATCGAAAGCAAAGCGCCGGAAACGCCTACGCCGATCGACAAGCCGGAAGCGCCCGAAGCGCCCGAGGTCGAGCAAAGCAAGCTCGGACCTGCCGAGGAAACGGACCTGACGACCATCTACGGCATCACGGTTGCGGCTGACAGCGGGCTGATTCCCATGTATCCGGCCATGCACGAAGCTCTTGGCAGTCGCACGCCTGCCTTTGTGGCCTGGGCGAAAACGATCCTGAGCGCCGAGGACTTCGCGCGCGAGTATGCGGGTAAGACACTGCCGACCGTCGAGGAGGTCGAGTTCCAGTTCGGCAAGACCGCCCGCGCAAATGCTCACTTTGAAAAGCTCTCCGAAAGCGAGCACGGCGGCGAACCCATTTAATCCACACCCAACAGCACCAACATGAGCACCATACTCGAAGGACAACAGCAGCAGCAAGGCGACGGCCAACAGCAGCAACAGCAACAGGGGCAGCAACAGCAAAGCCAGCAGAACGGCGGCGGGCTGTCTTTCCACGAACTCATCAACCCGGACGGCACTTTCGCGCAGGGCTGGACCGAAAAGCTGCCCGAGGCCTTCAAGCCATTCGGGCCAAGCGTCGGGCGCTTCCCTTCCATCACCGACCTCATCGGCGGTTATGCGAATGCCGAAAAGGCCATTTCGGCCAAGCGCCTCACTCCTCCCGGCGAGAACGCCACGCCTGAGCAGGTCGCCGAATGGCGGAAGCTCGTCGGCGCTCCTGACAAGCCGGACGGCTACGGACCCCTAAAGCCTGAAAAGCTGCCAGCGGGCGCGGAGTGGAACGACGAACTGGCGGGCAAGCTCGCGGAAATCGGTCACAAACACCACCTGCCGAAAGCCGCACTGGCTGACCTTGTGGCGCTCAATCTCTCGGCGCAGGAAGCGGCAGCGCAAAAGAACGGCGCGGACGCGGAGGCCTACGTTGCACAGCAGACCGAAGCGCTGAAAAAGGAATGGGGCCAAGGCTACGAGGAAAATCTCGCGCAGTCCGTCAAAGCCGCGAAGCTCCTGGGCGTGGACATCACCGACCCGGAAGTTGGCAGTAATGCGAAGATGATCCGGCTCCTGCATTCGGCCTCGAAGCTCATGCGCGAAGATAAACTTCTCGGCGGCGACGGCGCGCAAGCAACGCTTCGCGAACAGGCCGACACGATCCGCAAGGGCGACGACTACCAGGGCAAGAACGGCCTTGAAAAGCAGAAGGCCGCGCAGGCGCGCATTGCCGCGCTGCTTGGCGAAAAATTGTCATGATCGACTCTTGACAACGCGGCGGGTGTTTCACTCCGTCGCGTTGTCCAAGCGACCCTTCACACGACAAGAGGGGCAATCGCGAAGCAAGGCACTGACGGCCCGCTTCGCGCGGGGAACCGAAAGACCGAGCTTGAACGCCAAAGGCACCGGACACGCCAAGGCAATCAACCTCTCATTCTTTCTTCACCTTTATGGCTGAAATCCCCTCATTCTACAAAACCGAGTTTGCGACCAACTGGGAGCAGGCTTACCAGCAAATGAACTCCCGCATGAAGGGTGCCGTCACGGCCTCTCCTTTCACCGGGGCGCGCAAGTGGTTCAATGAACTCGACCAAACCGAAATGTCCGAAGTGACGGATCGCAAGGCCGACACTGGCGACGGCGACAGTACCGGGTTCAAATACTGGATTTTCCGGCGCAAGTTCCAGTTCGTCAAAAGCTGGGACGAAGACGACGCCGTGCAACTCGGCGAAATCACTCTCCCGCAGTCTGACGAAATCGTCTCCGCCGCCGCCGCTGAAAACCGCCGCGCCGATGACCTCATCATTGAGGCCATGGACGCAACGCGCTACATCGGCGAAAACGGCACGGATTCTGACGCCTTCCTTTCGGCGCAGTCCATCGCGGTCAACTACGTGCCTTCCGGCTCGACGGTCGATTCCGGCCTGACGATGGGCAAGCTCCGCTATGCGAAGCGCCTCTTCGACCTCGCCGAAGTGCCCGAGTCGGAACGCTACCTCGCCTATGGGGCGCGCCAGCTCGACGACGCTCTCGGCATCACCGAAGTCACCTCCCGCGACTACAACGACTTCATGGCGTTGAAGGACGGCAAGGTTGACCGCTTCATGGGCTTCACCTGGGTGCCCTCTCAGCGCCTCAGCGTGGCGAGCAGCGTCCGCAAGGTCGTCGCATGGCACAAGTCCGGCGTCCGCTTCGCTGACCTCGAACGCCACGTTCATATCGACGTGCTTCCGGCCAAGTCGCACAAGACCCAGCTCCGCGCCGTCAAGCGCATGGGTGCCGTTCGCGCCAAGAACAAAGGCGTCGTTCGCATCTACTGCAACGAACCCTGATGAATCTCGGGGCGCTCCTTTCGGGGAGCGCCCTTTTCCTCAAATCTTCACCTCCTTTCTCCTCCTATGGCTACCATCTATTCAGACCTCGCAACGGCCCAAAACTCGGCCCTTTCCGATCAGTCCAAGTCTCCTTCGCTCCCGGCCTACGGTGGCGACCTCAAGTATCTCGACGTTACGGTTTCCGTCGCGTCGGACATCACGACCTCTGATGCCATTTATCTGTGCCGCCTTCCCAAAGGCGCGCGGTTGGTGCCGTCTCTCATCTCCGTTGATTACGGCGACCCCGGCGATGCCCTGACGCTCAAGCTCGGCGATGCCAGCGACGACGACCGCTATATTTCCGGGCTTGCGCTCGGTGGCTCGGCGGGCCGCAAGCTGCTGACCGAGGGCACGGAAGGCGCTGCTTTCCTGACGCCCTACAAGCTGACGGATGCCGGTTGGCTCATCGCGACTCCTACGACCGTGACGAGTGCCGCCGCGCACACGCAGACGTGGCACATCTTCTACACGCTCGGTTAAACCATTCGCCCTTCGGGTGTGGCGAGGCGCATGCAGTGGCGCACAAAACAGCGGGGGCTGTCCTTTCTTGTTGGGGACGGCCCCCGCATTTTTTGAATACCATCCATGACCAAGACTGAAATCATCAACACCGCTCTCGCGCTCATCGGGGGCAAGTCTCTCGCGAATGCCGACACGGACACGACCCCGCAGGCCGTGAGTGGCCGGAAGTTTTGGGAACTGGCACTCAATGAAGCCCTGAGCGCGCAGAACTGGAACTTTGCCACCAAACGCACGCGCCTCAAAGTCACGCGCACGGCTATTACATCCGTGACCAACAACGGCGGACTTGTCCGCATCACGAAGGTGTCGCACGGCCTAGTGACGGGCGACCGGGCCGCAATCGAGAAGGTTCCTTGTGCGGTCGGGTCGTTCTTTGCAACGCGGATCGACGCCGACACGTTCGACCTGCAAGACAGCGTTTTCGCGTCTGGCTATTCGAGCGGCGGAACGTTCCTGAAAATCCCGGCCTTTGGGTGGTCGTATCAGCACGCGCTTCCTTCCGATTGCGTCAAGGTCCGGCGCGTCGTCGATGATCCTGACCGAGACATGGAGGAAAACGACACGGAGCCGTTTCGTGTCGAATCTGGTTTCATCCTCTGCGACCTCGAAGCGGCTTTTGTGGCCTACACGTGGCGCAACGAAACAACCTCGACCTATCCGCATGAGTTCGTGGCGGCGCTCTCGACGCTTCTTGCCTCCTATCTGGCGCAAGACCTCGCGGGACCGGCTGGACGCTCGGCAGAGATTCGACAGACCTACGAGCGCCTAATGCTCCCAAATGCTCGCGGACGTGATGCGCGCGAGGGCAAGGGCGATACCAACGTCAACACGGCAAGCAGCGAACTCCACGCCTCCCGTTTCGCATGAGCATTGCAACCCGCACCTTCCAGGCTTCCTTCAACGGCGGCGAGCTTTCGCCCCTGCTCGACTCCCGGCCAGACGCGGCCATTTACCGCGACGGTTGCCGCGAGCTTCAAAACTGTGTCGTGCGGCCCTACGGCGGAGCGTTCAAGCGTCCGGGCCTGCAATACGGCGGGGCCGTCAAAACCTCCTCGACGGCAACGCGCCTGATTCCCTTTAAGCGTTCAACCTCGACCAACTACGTGATCGAGATGGGGGATAGCTACATGCGCTTTTGGAAAGGCGGTTCAGCCATGACGCGCATCACAAGCGGGACGCCTGTGGAAATCGCATCCCCCTACACGGCGGCACAGCTTCAAGCGGTGCAGTTCTGCCAAATCAACGACGTGATGTTCCTTGTGCATCCGTCGCATGCGCCGCGCCGTCTTTCGCGCAATTCGGAGACAAGCTGGACACTCGAAGCGTTCCCGTTCGACTTCCCGCCCATGTCGGACATCAACGACACGACGACGACAATTCGGATTCAACCGGGCGTTACCGCGTGGGCGACCTCGACGACCTACGCGGTCGGGGCTGTCCGGCTTGAAAGTGGCCTGCTCTACATGTGCGCAACGGCCCACACGTCCGGCACGTTCGCGACCGATCTTGCAGCCTCGCGCTGGAAGCTCGTCAAACCTCGCGGCCCGTGGGTGCGCGACGACGACCACGACACCGCCGACATGGTGGACGTGAACGGCGTCCGCTACGTCTGCATTCTCTCGACGGCGGGCCTCATTGCATCACAAGGGCCAAACCCAAATCCGCGCCCTGGCGGTTCCGGCTCTTGGGCTACCTACTGGGCAGCGGTCGGAGATTCCAACCTTCGACTTTTCGCCAGTGCCGCGACCTTTTCCGCTGCCGATGTCGGGACGTTTTTTCGAATCGACGTTGGCAGCGTTAAGCGGTCTGTGTTTTTATCCACGGATCACACCAACGGCGTAACGCATGTGACAGAACCTATGTTTGTCGCTGGCGATGTGCTTATCCGCTCAACCTTAACGACAACGACGTTTTCCGGCTACTTGACTGGCGTGGTGAAGGGTGAACTTTATTTGGAGTTCAGCCCGGATCGCATCACTTGGGACCGCGTTCGACATTGGGGCTTCAAGAAGCCGACAGATGGCAACATTGCCTCGACCTACAACGGCCCTTCCACTGGCGGCTATTATCGTTTTCGATGGGAGCCCGGAATTACCTCGTCAACGCGCGACCAAGGCTTTTTTATTGAGGCCACAACCGGAGTCGTGACGGCGCTTGTTCGCGTTGACTCGTTTGTTTCCAGCACGGAAGTCACGGCCTCCTTTGTGCTGCCTGACGTTTCTTTCGCGCCGTGCGAGATTCTGACGCAGGACAACCGCAATTGGTATCGCGGAGCCTTCGGGGCCAACTACCCGCGCGCCGTGGCCTTCCATGAGGCGCGCCTGTGGTTTGCGGGCGTTTCGGGCGATGTCTCGCGGGCATGGTCAAGCCGCGTCGATGACTTCTACAACTTCTTCACCGGCCCGGAGGATGACGACGGGATCGACATCACGCTTTCAAGCGTCGAGACAAATCAAATCGAGTGGATGCAGTCCCTTGGGCGCAATCTCGTTATCGGCACAACTGGCGAGGAGTGGATCATCAATAGCGGGGAATCCGACTCGGTGCTGACTGCCGACAACATGCGCGCCCGCCTGACGACCCGGAACGGCTCCGCGCCTCTCGCGCCGCAGATGGTGAACGATGCTTTGTTCTGGTGCCCGCGCAGTGCGCGCCGCCTGCATGAGTTCAACTACGATTTCAGCCGCGACGCTTGGAGCGGTTCGGACGTGCTGCAATTTGCGGAGCACCTGGGCGCTTCTGGCCTCGTCGATATGGACTTTGCGGCCATGCCTGACTCGGTCCTGTGGGCCATTAATGGCAACGGCGAGCTTTGCGGCTTCACCTATGATCGACGCCAGAACGTCACGGCATGGCACCGCCATATCACAGACGGCGCTTTCGAGAGCGTCGCGACCATCTACGGCGACAACGGACGTGACGAAGTGTGGTTCGTGGTGCGTCGGACCATCAACGGCGCGACGGTTCGCAACGTCGAACGCTTTTACCCGACCGCGCAAGACTTCGATTTCGACACCGCGAGTGATTTCTTCTACGTCGATTCGGGCCTCAAGGTCACGCCCTCGGGAACGTCCATTACGGGCCTTTCGCACCTCGAAGGAAAGCAGGTCAAGATTTGGGCCGATGGTGCCCGGATTGAGACGAAAACCGTCTCCTCCGGGGCCGTCACGCTCACAACCGCTGCCACGTCGGCCATTGTGGGCCTTGCCTATGAGGCCACGCTTCGGCCAATGCGCTTAGAGGTCGTGCTGGATGACGGCACCGGGCAGGGTAGGCGCTGGCGTCCGAACCGGCTCATTGCCTGCCTCTACAACTCCATCGGGGGCGAGTTCCGAACGGGCGGCGATTGGACGGCGCTGGACTACTCGACGCCCTACGAGCGCGAGCAGGCCGACGAACCGGCGCTCACGGTCAGGACAGAGCGCATTTCGAGCCACGTCCCGGCAGACTGGGAGGATTCCATCGAGCTGCAATTCCGCAGCGCCGATCCTGTGCCTTTTAACTTGCTCGCATACATTTTGATTCATGAAGTGGAGGGGAAATAAGCCATGGCATTTGCACCCATTTTTGCAGGACTAAGCGCCGCCGCCTCTATCGGGGGCCTGGGCGTGAGCCTTTACGCCAACCGGCAGCAACAAAAGGCTGCGCAGATCGAGGGCGACATGCAGGCGCGCGCGGCGGAGGATGAGGCCAAGCGGAAGCAAATCGAGCTTGCCGAGAACCAGCGCCGCACAGCCAAGAATCAGGCCGGGGCACGCGCCACGCAGGCGGCACGCATGGCCTTGAGCGGCACGGGCGGAGGTTCGCCGCTCTCCATCATGGCCGAAACACTGACGCTGCAACAGCGCGAGCTTTCAGACACGCAATATGGCGGCGACCTCACGACCCGCGCGCTGACCAACCAAGCCGCAAATGCCCGCTACGGCGCGGCCTCAAGCATCGCGGCACTCAAGCAACGCGGGACTGGCCTACTGATCGAAGGCGTCGGCGAGCTTGCGCAAATGGGCTACGGCGTGGCTCGCGACTATCCCCGCAAAGAATCTCCCCGCAAAGCATCATGAGCACTCGCTACCGTGACGGCCAGACTGCCTTTCTCGAATCCGGCGTTCAACCGCTGGAGACGGCTCGCGTTGCTGCGCCCACTGATGACATCGGGCGCGGCTTGATGAGCCTCGGGGCCAGTGGTGCCCGCGTGTTTGCGGAGTACACGCGAGTCAACGACGCCCGCGAACTGCTCGAAGCGGAGCAGGACATGCAGAAGGCCGCGAATGACTTTGCGGTTTTCCAGACCAAAAACACGAACGAAAAAACATGGCTTCCCGAGTGGCGGCGCATTAGCGGCGAACTCGAAAAGCGGAACGGGCAGCGCCAGCTTTCGGCGGATGGTCGTCTTTCGCTCGCGCAAGGCGTGGGCCGCTGGGCCACAAACCAAACGGGCCGCGTCCAAGAGCAGGCCTTGAAGCAAACCGCTGCACGCACCTTGCAGGCGGCTAAAAACACCATCAACGCCGCAATTGATAATGACGATCCAGACCGCGCCTTTGGAGCTATTCAGCTTTTGGAGACTTCCGGCGCGGCCTTTCCTGAGCAGGCAGAGGCGATGCGGCAAGATTTGACGCGCGCCCTCAAGACCAAGACGGCAGAAAAGGAGTTTGAGGAGCTTTCCATGATGGCGACGACCAACCCCGCAATGGCGCGCGAGTTGGCCGACGAGGGCGTAAAGTCCTCTCGCATCTCGGACCTGCAACGGTTCAAGATTAACGAAATGGCCGACCGTCAGGAGCAGCAAAACCGGACGGAGAGCTTTAACACGTTCCGCCGTCGCATCGGCGTTGGTGATTTGCCCTCTCCCGATGAACTCAAGGCCGACGCCTCCTTGACGGACCTCGACCGGCAAGAACTTGTCACGCTCGCGACCTCGCAGCCCTCAAATGACGAGGAGCTTTTCCAGCGTCAAATCACCGCCATTGGCTCGATGCCGTCGAATGCCGCGCCGTTGGAGCGCGCCAAGTATGAGGCCTTCCTCGAAGCCAATTTCAGCGGCCCGCATCTCGACCACCTGCGCAGCCTCTACGATGCGCGCTTTGCTTCTGGCGGCATGGAGGCAGTTCGCACGACAGAGGCCTTTCAGGCGCTCGACCGCTGGGCATTCGATGAGCAGCGCCTCGGCTCCTACAAAAAGCCGAAACTGGACGCGGAAGGAAAGCCGGTATTCAAGAAGAGAGAGGGCGTTTATTCCCTCGTTGAGGGCTGGTTTAGCTCTTCGCATGAAAAGCAGCCTGACACGTTCGAGCCTGACGAGGAAGTCGATCCCGCCGCGAAAGACAAGGTGATGACGCTTGTGTCGCAAATCAAAGAGACGCTTCGCGGCGAGATTTCCACCGGCAAGCTCACGGATTCGGCGGGAGTCTTTCGCCGCATGGCCGAGCTTGCCAAGATGCCGCTCACAGCAAAGGCCGCGAGCGAAGTCGATCCGCAGATGATGGGTATGCCCACTTCCGTCTCTGGCAGCCCTTCGACTCCAAGCCTCCTGCCTCCTGCCGACATTTCCGAAATCTTGAAACGCCATGCCCAGAATCCTCGAAAGTGAAGCGCTCGCGCTCGCGCAAAACATCGACGCCATGAGCGACGATCTAAGGCCGCAAGCTCTCGACATCCTGACACGCTACAAAACGCAGCAAGAGGACTTCGGAGAGCCTGAGTGGCCGACGTATGCCAAACAGCAAGAGGAGGCGGAGCAGCGCTTTCGCTCCATGTTCGACAGCCTGAAGAACGTCGATAAAGCCGCTCCATCTCTGGTTGAAGCGCTCTCCTATGCTGAAAATCCAGATGCCGACCGCGCCCGCGTGGCAAACACGGCATTCTTATCCCGCGTCTATGGCAAGACGACGGACGAAATCAGCGGCTCGCTTGAGCTTTACCAAAGCGACTATGCCGCCAAGCGCGGGCAAAAGGCCGTCGATGACTTGGGCTTCTACAAGCTCGCAGCGGGTGAGGTTGCCGCCATGAAGCGGAAAGAGGAGACGGCGCTAGAGGGGGCGAAAGCGGCCCTTCGCGGGGAGGATGTGATTCAGTCGCTCCAAGCATGGCAGGCTAAGAACACCGACCGCATCCCTGATTCGACCGAGTTCGCGAAAGGTTACCTCAAAGCTAAAGACAGAGCGGGCGATTACCTGCCCATTGCCGACGAGCTTTTGAAGCTCATGGAAAGCCAGACCGGGCAAAGCAATAGTACGCGAACCTTTGACGCGAAGGCGGCAGGCCGGATTGACGAGATTGCTGGCGATCTGGCAACGATGAAGCCTCGCGAGCGGAAGCAGATTTACGCCTCAATTGCGGCGCGAGCGGAGGCGGCTGGATACGATCAAAAAGGGTTTTGGTCACAAATGCTCGGCGAACTCGACAAGGGGCTTTTACGTATGACTTCTACCGTCGGCACGACGGCAGGGATCGCTCTCGATGTGGTGAGCAATCTCCCGGCCATGCTCTCGAATACCATGAAGCCGGAAGAGTTCGACGCGACGGAGGCGAGTATTGCCCAGCGTCAGGCCCTCGGTGAAATCCATGATGAGCTTGCATCCATCGTATCCGGCGAGGTTGATCCCGTAAAGCCGACAATCGGCTGGCTCAATGACACCGTTGAAACGGGCCTCATCAAGGGGCCGGGAGCGGTTGCTCCATTCATGGCGGCAACGGCAGCGCTCGGACCATGGGGCGGCGGCATGCTCTTTACGGCTGATTTCGCAGAGCAGAACCGGCGCGATCTTCGAGCCGCTGGTTTGGACAATGACAGGGCCATTCAAATCGGCGTCATGGCCGCGCCCCTACAAGCCGCCGTCGAATCGCTTTCGAACATGCTCCAGCTCGGCAGGTTCACGAAGCTGCAAACGGTTCTCGCTGGCTTTACGAGGCCAATCGGCGGAGGCGCTGGGCTGGCGCTTCGCTATGCTCAAAACGCGGGAATCTCGCTCGCTACCGAATACACGGAGGAACAGATTCAGGATAATTTTATCGTGCCCGCAGTTCAGCAGATCGTCGGCGCTTTGGCTGCGGATGTGCCGGAAGTGGATTGGAGCTTCTACAAGACGCGAGCCGCTGAATCGACGCCCGAATTGCTGTCCGTGCTCGCCCCCATGGCCCTCGTTTTTGGCGGAGTGATGACCGGTGCGCAGGCGAATCTCTCGCGGGTGATGACCAGTAACATCGACGCACTCAAGGCCTTGAACTACTCGGAAGCGCAAGCCGTCGAAATCGTCGCGGAGAAGTCCGAAGATGCCCGAATCGCAAAAGCCTCGTCGCTTTGGGGTTCACGGGCCGGGGATAAAACGACACTGGAAGATGGCGCAAAGAGTCTGGCGTCACGCATGCGCCAGCTATCCGGCGACGTGGTAGCGCAGCAGCAGGAGCTTGAACGGCGCGGCATCCTGCCCCGCATGCTTCACGCCTCGGCCGATCAATGGCGGCTCACGTTTCAGGATGGCTCTACGGCTGCTTTCAATTCCCATCGGGAAGCAGACGCGGCACGCTGGACGTGGACCGAGGATCAACTCGGCAAGGTTCACGCGCTCACCCGCGAAACGCTCGCCAGCCTGGAAAAGAATCTCGATGTGAACCGTGAGGTAGGCGTTCAGTTCTCGCCGAATGCCCGCACGGCACAGGACGCCGTGAACGACGGAGCGAGCGTGGATCAAATCAAGCAGCGCGTCGAACAGGGTAAAGCCCTTGGCGATCTGTCTCCAGATGCCGCCTTCGAAGATGCGCAGGCCATCGACAAGGCCACGGCTGAAACGGACGACTTTCTTTCGTCGCTCCAGATCCTCGGAAGCTCAAAAAACGAGTTCAAAGACGGCATTCTGCGCACAACGGTCAAGCTATGGGAAGGCTCCAACGTCCTCACGTTGGTAGAGGAAAAGATCGAGGGCGACGCCAAAGCCATCATTGCGGACGCAAAGGGCCGGGAATGGATGCTCTCCCGCCTCCGTGGTTACGAGGATGTCAGCGGCGACAAGCTCTTTCGTGACGCTCCAGACGGTGAATTGAAAGATGACGACATCGTAGAGGCGTGGTCACACCTGGGGCAGTCCTACCTCGTCGGGCGTTCCACCTTCGGAGAGCCGTTACAAAAGCGGACCATGCGCCGCTTTGGCCGTCTCCTGATGCGATCCGGCCTGACTGGCGCGATGAATGCCGAAAGCTCCTTCTTCGCCGCCGTCGCCAGCCGTGCACAAAAGCTCGGCGAACTGAAAAGCGCAGGCAAGCTCTCGGAGGATTTGGTGAGTGAGCTGGAAAAGCAGCTCGGCATCGACTCGCAAGTTTCGCATGACGCGGCGGCGACCAAAGAAGCGGACGCCATCGCGGCGGAGGTCGTCGATACTTCCGGGTATTCGCCCGAGAATCCGGGGCCGAATGGCGAGACGTTTTCTCTCGCGGTGCAACAGCGTGGTGGTGTGCCGTTTAAGGCCGGGGATCGTGTTCGCTCTCTCGACTTTGAGGCTACTGTGTATAGTGTGGAGCCACGGCAAAAGCTTGGGTATTGGGTAGTTTATACCGATGTGACCGGGGAGCCGGAATGGAAAAGCGAAGACAGAAGGGCGCTAAGTCCATTTGCAAAGCCATTTGACGCCTACTCGGAGCCCGTGGAGATTGTTCGCCGTGGAAACGCCAGCCCAATACGGAACGAAGCCCTTGAAGCCCTCAAGGAAACAGGGGGCGTCAGTGCTAAAGCCGACGTTCGCCAAATACCAATTCGTGAAGCGCCCAAAAGCAGCGTCAACTACACCGCCCCCAAAAGGAAGGGCGTAAAAGCTTCCTCCATTAAAGTTGGAGACATAATAGATTTGGGGGGCGCGCAAACCGTGACCTCGATCGAGCGGCGCGGTAGTGGATTTTTGTGGCTTGAGTTTGAAGGCGGGAACGCAGGTCTGTTTAGCGGTGATTCGCTCGTCAACCGCGCTTCTCGCGCCGTTCCTGCTGACGCCTCGAAGGTCGTCGAAATGCCGGACGGCGCGCAACTCGTCGGCCCTACGACGTTCTCAATTCGCGCCTACCACGGCACGCCGCACAAGGTCGATAAGTTCACGACGGCAAAAATCGGCACGGGCGAGGGTGCGCAGGCTTACGGCTGGGGGCTTTACTTTGCGGAGAACGAAGGAGTGGCAAGAAATTATCAGGAGCAGTTGAGGCCGCGCCAGCCGGACGATTATGATTCGGCATTCACTGAAGCAGCCAAATCGTTCATTGCCTCAAACGGCAACGTCACGCTTGAGGATCTTCGTTCAGCGTATCCGAATGCCTCAACTGCTGCCCTTGAATGGGGAATGCGTGAAGCGCGAGGGCAAGAGCGCGGCAACCTCTACACCGTCGAACTCCTGCCGGACGAAGCTGATTTCCTCGATTGGGATAAGCCGCTGAGTGAGCAGAGCGATAAAGTGAAGGCGGCGCTGGCGAGCCTGCCAGAAAGCCCCGGAGATATTCAGCAGGCTATTGATTTGCTGACTCCACGCATTGCTTTAGAAGGGCGGCAAGCTGGCCTTGCGCAAAAGCAGATCGACCAACTAAAAGTTCGTCTCGGCAATGTCAACGCAGGTAGTGGAGCGCAATTTTATAACCGTCTTGGGGAAGCTGTGGCGGCCTCCGAAATGCTGGCGAAAGCTGGCATCCCCGGCATCCGCTACCTCGACGCTGGCAGTCGAGGTGCTGGCGACGGCACTCGCAACTTTGTGATCTTCGACGAGAACCTTGTCCGCATTCTCGAAGAGAACGGGAGGCCGGTGGAGGGCGAAACCTTCTCCCTCCGCCCCGGCGACTTCGAGAGCCGCATGGCCGCAAAATTCTCCCTCTTCCAAGCTAAGCCGGAACTTCGCCTTGCCATTGCGCAGGTAGCGAAAGAGCGAGCTTTGCGCCTTGGCGCTGAGTGGATCGCCAAGGGTGATGTAATCCGCACCGCGAAGGACATCGGCAAAGAGCAGGCATTCCGCGAGGCTGACGGCTTCGACCGGCGCATGACGGCCTATCTCGACGGCCTCACGCCAAACGCACGGCAGACGCTGGAATTTGAGCCTTCCGCGCTCGAATCCGACCCGCTCGTCTCGGCGATGCTGGATGAGGGCAAATTAATGAGTCGAAGCACTGCTGTGAAAAACGGTGTGAAGAATCTGGATGAATACGACGGTGTTCCGTGGTTGCCTCCAGCGTGGTATTCAAAGGGCGCTGGAATCACTCCCGGCAAGATGGCGAAGGCGCTTCACGATGGGCCGCAGGATCAAGGCGGGCCGCTGCGTGGCGACTCGGCGCAAGACCTTTGGGATTCATTGGCCGAAGTCATTGCTTCCACGCGCAAAGACAAAGCTGCGCATCGTGAAGCCGTGCAGGCCTACAAGGACGCACAGAAAGCCGCGAAGGCAGACGCTAAGGCAGAGGCGGAGGCCTGGGCGAATCAGGCCCGCAAGACAGCCGGAAGCCCAAAGGCGCAACGCGACATGCTGAAAGCGGCCCTGCGCACGCTTGACGGCATCCTTGCGGCGGCTCCTCCCGAAGTCCGCGCCCGTGTGGGCGGATACGTGAAGCTCGCAGGTCTGGCGACCGACGAAGCCATGCTGGCCGAAATCGAACGCCGTATCGACAAAATGAACGTCGAGCTTGAGAAGTGGCTGAAAAAGGAAGGTCGCGCCGAACTGACGCGACTTTTCAAGAGGGCGGCCCCCAAGAACGAATCCGGCGAAAAGGCACAAGGCAAGATTGGCCCCGAGTTCCACGCATGGTTTGCCCTCGCGGAGTCGGCGGCGGAAATGTCGCCCGAAAAAGCCGACGAGGCTATCGTTGCGGCAGAGCAGGCCCTAGAGGCCGACGTTACCGACGCGCAGCTTGCGGGCTTGTCGGCATGGATGGGCCGCGAAGTCTCGGATTTGGACGAGGCCCGGACCTTGCAGGACATTCGCCTTACAGTGCTTCAAACGTTCGGCAGCACCCTTTACAGCACGGACGCGCAAGCACCGCGCAACGCCGCCGAAATCATGGCAGCGGTCGATGCCGCCAAGGAGCAATACATCAAGGGCCGCGTGACTCATCTGGAAAAAATGGCGGCCCGTCGCGAGCGCCGTCAAGAATGGCGCACCAAGGGCATTGCCTTGGTCGGCGGTGCCGCAACGGGCGATTCGGCGCGCGCCCAAATGGCCCGCAGTCCTTCCGACCTCAAGCGCCTTGCGTCGGACTACCTCGACACGGGCCTTGATGCCAGCGGCTTTTTCCGCTCACTCCTCGGGGAGGGCGACCTTTACCAGACCGTCCGGCGCTCCATCTTGGAGGCCGACGCCCAAGAGCAGGACGCCATGAAGGCGCGACGCGCTGAGTTTGCGAAGCTGCTCAAGACCACGTTTGCGGGCGGCAAAACGGCCCGCCTGCGCGGCCTTTGGGAATTGCAGCGAATCCAAGAGGGAACGCCGCTCGGCACCTTCTCGCAAATGCAGGCCGTGCAGTTCACGCTCTGGTTTCAAGACCTCGATTCCCGCGAATGGCTGGCCTCTCACGGCTACGGCGAGGAGTGGCAGGCCAAGGCGGAGAAATGGCTGACGCCAGAAGCCAAGAAAATCCGCGCATGGCTGCTCGAAAAATACGGCCAGCAATACGACCGCATCAACCCTGTTTTCCGCGAGCTGCGAGGCGTCAACCTGCCGCGCGTGGAGGCCTACGGCGGCATGCGCCAAGTCGAGAACATGGGCAAGGACGGAAGCGTTGCCCTCACGGCTGACAACATGGCGGGCGGCATGGCGGCGGGTTTCACAAAAACGCGTGTTTCGTCTCCAACGGGACCGCCTAAAAACGTCGATGCGCTGGCGAACTATTGGGGCAACGCCTTTCAGGTCGAGCACTACATCGCATGGGCTGAACCGTTGGCCGAAATTCGCGCCGTCGTGGGTCATCGTGACTTTCGCATGGCCGTAGAGTCCAACCTGGGCGCGGCCAAGAGCGCGCAAATGATGCGTTGGATCGACGACTTGGAGAAGTCCGGCCAGCGAAACGCCATCATGAACACCTTGAGCGGCGACTTGATGCAGCGATGGGGGAGCGCCGCCTCCGCGTCGGCCCTGTTGTTCAAGGTCGGGGTTCTGTTGAAGCAGGCAACCGCTGCGCTCGGTAGTGCCTTCAAGGTGGGCCTCGGCAGCTATGCGCGCAGTCTTGGCCGGGTGCTTTCAGGCGCTTCGTCGATTTCGCTCCGCGAGGCGTGGAATAGCGACTCCGTGCAACGTCGTATCAATGACTATGATCCCGAGATGCGGGAAGCCTTTCAGGCGCACCAAAAGCGCCGGTTCGAGAACGAAATCCTTGATGTCCTGACCCAATACCCAAATCGAGCACTCGAAGGCGGATGGTATGCCATCGGGTTCACGGATGCGGTCTTCACGACCGTTAGCGCGGCGGTTGCGCATGACGCATCCTATCGTGAAGGACTGGCGGCAGGGCTGAACAACGAGCAGGCAATGGCCTACGCGGGCGAGCAAATGACCCTGATCGTCAAGGAGACAGCGCAACCCGACAGCACGGCGACGAAATCGCAGTTTGAAAACTCGGTTGGCAATCCTTGGCTCCGCGTCATTTTCGCCTTTCAGAGCGCGAACCGTCAGGCTTTCGGCCTGAGCCTGCTATCCTACAAGCACGGCGACAAGTTCGCTTCTCGCCTGATCCTCGGGCATCTCATTATCCCCATTGTCTCGCAGACCATCGGGAACATGATCCGCGACGGCTTTACGGATGCGGACGACGATGAAATCTGGACGCTCAAAGGCTATCTGGCCTCAATGCTTCTCGGGCCGTTCTCTGGTGCGTTGCAGCTTGGGCCGTTGCTCGAAGTGCTGGCGCAAAAAACATTCGGCGCTGAGCCGCGAGTTGCTTCAAATCCTGCGGCCACGGCCCTTACGGCGCTTGGCTCCATTCTCGAAGGCGACTTTGACAGCGGCGACATTGGCCGGGTCGTTACGGAACTGGGCAACATTCTTGGCGGTCGAGCCTCGGCGACGGGCGCGGGCTGGAACATTATCCGCCAACTGCTCGGCTTGCAGGAGAACGCCGAAAACGACCAGTGACAAGGCATCCGGTGCCGTAGCCGGTGGCGAGAATGCCGGGAAGCACGGCGAGGCATCCGATGATGCCCTTGCCGGTGCCCTTGCGCATCGTCCCATCCAACGTGTCCCGGCTCGCGTCCGCGCCAAGCAGGAACACGACGGGAAGCCAGAAGAGAAACCAGAAGGTGAGCCAGATTTTCACGCCGCAAGTCTGCCCGACCGCCTGCCCGCTGTCACGTCAAAAATGCCCGTAGCCGGGACTTGACACGCCCGCGCCCGTTTCCCCGAAGTTGCGCATGACCAACGCGGCTTTCCTTACCTCCGTTCAAACCAGCGCCACGGGAACGAATTTCGTGACCTTCCCGGCCTACGTCTGCGATGGCGTCCACGTCATCAACAACACGGGCACGACGCTTGCGTTCAAGCGCGGCAGCGATTCGGCGACCTTCGAGCTTCCGACCGGCTCCGGTTATTCGTTCTACGGCATCACGAACGCGAACCAGATTTCCGTCAAGCGTGCCGATGACTCCAACACGCAAGTCACCATCAAGAGCATCGAGGCCGAATATCTTTCATGATACACTCCTCCAAATTCGGCGGGATTGACCGCCTGCGCAGGCGTCCGCGATTCGTGGCAAGTGGCGGTGAGTGGACTCCTGCTTTGTTGTCCCCCATGACTTGGTTCAATGCCGCCTCCATTGGGGTTGGTAATGGCAACCCGATTAGCACCTGGAGCAATCAAGGCACTTTGGGGGCATCTGGCAACGCTACCGCAACAGGCACGGCCCGCCCTACTTTAAGCTCTACGGGCATCAATGGCGGGCCTGCTGTGCTGTTTGATGGCGTCGATGATTTGATGGCCTTTTCCCACTCAGCCACTACAGCATTCACCATCTGGTTCATCTACAAAGCAAACACTGCAAGCGGGAGGCATCGTGTGTATGATGATGCGGGGGGCAATCGGTTGGTAGGTTTCTACGATTCGGCGCGAAGCGTGTTCACAGGATCGTTTCTATACAACGGGTCAACCGCTACGAGCACGCAAGTGTTTATCGCACAAGCATCTAGTTCTGGTCGAAGTTTTCGCGTTAACGGAACTACCGTCACTGACGCCACCTCGGCGGGAGTGTTAACAGGCGTGGCTGGCCTTGGGAAAACCACAGAATTTATCAAGGGTAATGTTTCCGAGCTTGGCTTGATGAACCGCCTCCTCACAGCCGAAGAGCTTACCAGTCTCACACAGTATCTCACCAACAAATCGGGGGTATCCGCATGATCCGAGGTCTTATCCTCATCCTGGCAGAGCATTTACCCAGTGCGCGGGCGCTGGCGACTACCGCTCCTTTCAGTCTGACGGAGGAAGAGGCGGCCAATCTGTTTGTGCCGGCAGGCAGCCCGTCTGGAGATGGGCCCGCCACGCACTACTGGGCCGCAGGACTTTTTACCCCCACGCATTGGAGCGCCATTCAAGGGCTCGCCATGCTGCTGCCGTGGGCCGATTGTCAGGCTTACGACATCGCCACCCAACCGGATTTTCCCGACACGCAACTGGCCGTTTTGGGCCTGCAACGATGGAAAGGAGACATGTCGTGAGCATTATGGACGACAACCAAGAAATCATCAAACTGGGGACGGTTCATGGGTGGGTATTCAAAATTTCTCTGTGGGCAGCTCCGTTGTTCTTTGTTTGGACGGTTAACACCATCCTCGCTCACGATCGCGACATTGCCGTGATGAAAATGCAAATCGCCATGCAGAGCGGTGGCAAGGGCAACATCTCCAACAGCATCAACATGGGCAACGCGGGGGCGGGCACCGAGATGGTGGACAGCGCCAAAACGTGGCTGACTACGAAGGATGTGGCTACTCGCGAGGGCTGCGACGAGCGCACCGTCTTGAACTACATCGCGCGCGGCCAGATCGTGCCGATGCCTGAGAAGGATGGCAAGAGCTGGCGCATTTCCGCAGGTTTCCGCATCATTCCGAATCCCGCCGAATCGGGCGGAAAGGTCGCAGCCAAGCTCCAACCTGAATGCGAGGAGGCCACGCCATGAGCCGTCGCGTCGTCTATTTCATCCTGAACGGCATCCACACGAACCCGGCGCAGACGGACGGCTGGGTCGATGAGGCGGCAACGCTGCTCAACCGGCAGACGCCCGACTACGTGAAGCCTGAAAAGTTCGAGTATTACACGAC